TGAATCTGCCGTTGTTGTAATGTTTCCGGCTGTTTTGTCAAAATATACATCTGCCCCTGCTGCGATCGCACCAGTTGCTTTCGGAAATTCAAACGTTCCGGAGATATGTAAGCTTCCAGTTTCTCCTGGATTGATCTCCATTCCAGCAATTCCGATTTTGCTTCCAAATACAATGATCGTATTTGCTTCAATTACGGAGCTTCCCGTATTTTTATAGTCGAGAGTCTCTCCTCTCTGCCAGTATGCGGCTTTGCTCATTTCATCTTCCTCCTTATGCTAATTCCAGTTTTGTATCAACTTTTACTCCTGGGTTTTTAACAAATCCACGATAGTCCATGACTGTGATTCCCCAATCAAGATAAATATCCCAGATAAATCCAAGCTGTCCTGGTGCTTCCATGCGTCGGATATTAGGAATTTCCTGACCGTTTAAGTAATCGATTTCGATTCCATCAGTATCTGAAGAGTTTCCTGTCATGAACCATGGCATTGTTTTTCCAAGGCCGCCACAAAGTGCATTGATCGTCGGATCTTCGATGACCTTGATCTGATTGCGATACTGATACAGTGGATTGACCGCCTGTGTATTATCTTCTGTATTGATCGTTGGAGATTCAAACAGTGTGTAGATATCGAACGCCATTCCTGATGGAAGTACGAGCGCTCCTGGGTTAATAATGCACTCCTGGCCGAATTCATCTTTCTGGTTTGTAAGTGCCATGATCATTGTCTGCACAGCTGCCTGTGTCGCTCCAGTTCCTGTTTTTACCAGGTTCTTATGTTCTTTACCAAATAATGCAAAACCGTCATAAACAGTCGAATTGTTCAGTAAAATTTCAAAGACCTGTTTATTCTGTGTCTTTCTTGCTGCAGCAGCGTATCTTGCTGGAATGGATGTTACGAGACTAATGTCATCATCAATAAACGCTTTTCTAGAAAGTGTGAACTGACGACCATATGTCTTTAACTGGCGAGTTGGCAGTTTTGCATCAGAGAATACATCATGCTTCAATTCGCCATTTTCTGGGACCTCATAAAAGCTTCCAACAGGTCCAGCAAGATAATAATTATCATGCTTCTTAAAGTCTGATAAGCTTCCCTTCTTAACGAACTGATCAAATGTGACCGGCGCATTTTTGTGACCTTCTTTGTATGACTTTTCAATCGTCTGATCGAGAATGGATGGGAATGCTGATTCTGGGTTATAAAATCCTCTCTGAAGCATGCGATAAATCTCATCTGCTCCTTTTCTATATAAGGATGTTGCATTCTGCCCATCTTTCTGCAGACATTCGATTGCCAGTTCCTTCATGGACATTCCGCGCAGATCGTTTGCTCCTTCTTCTGTATTTTCCAGAGTCATTCCTGATCTAAGCATCAGCGCATCTGACGCTGCTCGTCTGAACTTATCGCCTTCATCGTCTGTGACTGTTGCGTTTGCAGTTAATGGCGAGCTATTCCTTCTTAGACCTTCTAAGATGGCAGCTCTTACCTGATCTTCTGTAGCTCCATTCTGGATATACTGTGTCGGATCAACTTCAAAATCTCGACACATTGCAGAGATGTTTGAGATTCTTGTTCTCTCCTGTGCGATCGCACGCTGGGTATCTCCATCTCCTTCGTCGCCGCCATCGCCATTTCCAGTCTGTGTCTGAGTTTCTCCTTCTCTCGCATGGGCTGCATTGTTGGACTGAGTACGCTGCGTATCAATCTGCTGCTGCAGTTCATTGAAACGTCTTGTCTCTTCTTCCGACATTGCTCTGCCCTGTGTTCTTGCGTTATTAACGAGCATCTGCTGCTCATTAATCATTTCTTCAAGTGTCATTTTCTTACCTCCATGTTCATGTTGTTTTTATTTATCTGAAGCTGTCTTTCATATAATTCCAGCAGGTCTCTTTCTTCTGTAACCTCTTCTGTCGATCTTCCAACTCCGACTGTAGCATCCGCAGGCACTGACACGATGCTGATCTCTGTCGGTATCCATTTTCGTGCAATACTGCATGGCCCAGTAAAGCGCCCGTCAGCCGATTCTTTCCCGGGATTCACTTCCTCCCATGAATCAACCACGTATCCGACCGATACACCTTTCAAAGTTCCAGATTTAACCTTCTGATAAATAACGTCAGAAGCTTCATCGTTATCGAAGACGACCTCGGCTTTCCCTCGATTGTCTTCGATCCACGCTTTTTGAATTTTGCCGACGACTTTATCCCTGTTGTGATTAAACAACAGGCAGCCGATGGAATTAAGCCTTTCTAAATCCACGCAACCGTCTGCGTGATCTAAAATCTCAGGACCAAACCATCTTGTATACGGTTCTTCAGATGAGAAACTGAGTTCAAATGTTCGCTCATTTCCCTCTCCTTCAATCGCTCTGATTGAGCAGTCCATTGCTTCTCGGTAGCCCTTATTCTTTTCCTTCGTCGCCTGGCTTCTCGATAGGTTTCTTTTCATTAGTTTTTGAGCCTTCTTCTTTGCTCTCCACCTTTTCGTCAAAGATAACACCTCCTAAATCAATCCCTTTTTTCTTTCCATAAGCGATTACTTCGGCCATATCGTCAATCTGCTGCCGCCAGTCTTTTCCGGCTTCTGCGGCGATCTCTTTAAATGTTTTCTGGCCAGTGTTCATCGCTGTCTTTGTTGCGTTGCTTTCTTTCTGTGGATCAATCCATTTTTTCGGAGCTTTGATCCATGTATGATCGAGATAATTTTCTTTCTTATCCCAAAAGTCTTTGATCTGAATTTGTCCTGATAAGACACAGGAAATGACAAATGATTCATAGATTTCATCCATCACATCCATGATCGCATCTACCTCTTCCTGATAGGTCATTTCATCTTCGATCGCTCCCTGACGTGCTGATGCATAGTTTGTTTCACTCATATCACGCGACGTGGCTTCATACGAAAGCCCCTGTCCAGCTCCGATCATTCTCTGCTGCAGCTTTGTAAATGCTGTCGCATCGGTTGCTTGTCCTGTTGGATTCACCACTTGAACGTCATCTCCTGCATTCAGCTCCTTGATCATTCCGGGAGTTAGCGTCTTTCCATCATAGTCGTGTTTCGCTGAATTATCCGAGTTTGTTCCACGCCCAATTCCGACAGGTGGGAGTGTCTTCTTGATAAATACAGAAAGACAAGCGGCAATTCTTTCCTTCACGGATACCGCTGTCATAAATTCGTTTGTATCCCTGATCCTTGGAATCGTTGGACTCATATCTGACATTTCCCTGACCTGTGACGGACGATTCTTTGTGTAATAAAAAATTACATCTTTGGCTGGAACAAATCGCGGAGCTGAAAGAGTAAATCCATCAATGTCATATTGTCTGATCCAGTAACCGATTGGGCGATTATATTTGTTGTATTCAATACCGCCGATCACTCGGTTTCCATTTTTCTGCGTTCCTGTGCGCATATTATCCAGTTCATCCACCTCGATCATCTGAAGCTTGAACGGGATCATTCCATCGTTCGTGTATACCTTTACGAACAATATTCCTCCGTCTACTTTCTTTCTAGTAACGGCCATCCCCATAATCTGCATGAAGTTCTGTGTTCCAGTAACATCGCAGTTTCTTGCTTTGCACCACTTTTTCCAGAGCCTTTCAAGCTCTTTATTGATTCTTGAATTTTTTCCATTTGCCTGGAGCTGGAAGCCGGCACCGATCACATTCCTTCTGTAAGATCTAAGAACAGAGTTCATGATATCTGAATTCCGTTCCAGATCTCGTGCACGCGCCCTCACAACATCTCGGTAAGCCTGATCTGTTGCTTCAGCAGAGCGATTTGTCACTGCCCATCCAGCATTTAATCGGCTATAGTTCCCGGCATCATAATTTCTTATTTCGTCCAGATTACTTCTCCATGCAGCTCTTTTTGCGCCCCATTCAGGAGATATGAATGAAATCGCTTTATCTAACCAGTTCATTTCTTACCTCCCGTCAAACATCACGACGTATGTATTGTCGAGAATCGAGCTCTCGCCTTCGGCACTCACTTCTGCCTGAAGTTCTTTTTTTAATGTTCGAAGCATCGACAAATCAGCTCTTGTCAGCTTCCTGCTACCAATCTGATAAGACTGACCGCCGACCAGCACGTTTGTGATCGCTTCATTTACTTGTTGCAGCATCTCTGCTGCCGTTATTCCTTCGGCCATACATATTCCTCCTTATAACCAGTTTTCATTTGCTCCGATCCAGTTTTCTTCTGGCGTTTCTCGCACTTCTTCCACCGGAGCTGGTTCCTCTTCCTGCAAGTGCAGCGTTCTAACACCCAGAATATCCGCTGCGGCCATTTCATAAACGGAACAGTCGAGATAATGGTTGTCTCCATGGCTATGCTTTTGCACCCACCTCTGAATTATTCGTGATCCAGATTTGATATTGACCTTGTGCTCTGCCGTTACCTGTTCCGCATATTCTCGATCACACCCTTGATAAACCATCCATGCACCTTTTCCATTCTCTTTTTTCATTCGAGAGGCGATCATGTCTTTGTATTTATCCGTATCCACGATGACCAGATTCATTCCATGCGCTTTGCTGGTCGCTCGGTTGATCGTCGATAATTTAAAATGCGACATCATTGGATTTGATGATCCTTTTACTGGCATCGCCCAGTCTGAGTTGGACGCGCAGAAATCATACGCTGAATCTGTATCATATCCTGAATCGACCAGACATAGGCTGACCACTATAGCTTCTCCATCTTCTGTCCGATATGCTAGATTCATGATGTTTTCGACTTCCTGGAAGGATAGCGCCTGGCCGTGCGCGATGTTCTGGCTCGTGATGTAGCTGCCCCACGCTCTGATGCTCCAGTACAAACAGTTTTGCTGCACATCGACTCCGCCGGTGATGAAGCTTGCCCAACTTGGCACGATCAATTCTTTCAGATCTGTCTGCCGCTCCATGACCATGTCGGCCGATGTCTTTAATTTAGTGTCCTCCCATGGTTCTGCCAGCCATGAGTTGACAAAGTTCTGAAGAAGTTCCGGAGAGTCTTTGCTGTCCAGAAATTCTTTCACGATCTCTGAAAATCGAACAAATGGCGAATACAGCGTATTGATCCAGAATGCCACTTTTTTAGAGTTTTTTGCACTCCTGCGGACCTCTCTCCACTCTCCATAGCGAATCATCCTGTCTCTGTCCTGATCTGTGATCTTGCATCCACATTCCTGGCAAACATACACGGCCATGTCTGCACGTTCTGAATTATCAAGGCCTTCTTCAGAAGGAAATCTCAAATTTGAAAATTTCAGCTCGATGTATTCTCCGCAGTGTGGACATGGGACAAAGTAATGTTTTTCAATATCCGCACCTAACACTGCCTGCCAAATGTGGCCACTCTGCAGTGTAGGCGTGCTTGTCATGTATATCTTTTTCTGATTTCGGAACGTTTTTGTTCGTTCTCTGGCCAGACGGATTGGATCCGCTTCTTTTTTGCTGGCTCCTGGGTATTTATCTACCTCATCTAAAAAAAGATATTTGATCGCTTTCGATGCCAGTGCCGATGGGCTGTTTGCTCCATTAAGGCTTAGATACATTCCATCGAACTGCATTTCTAAAATGGACGATTCGTTCTTCTTGTATACATTTCGCAGCGGTTTGCTGGCCATCATCATTGGTTCCAGCCTGTTTTTACTAATACTTTCGGCCAGTGTATCTGTGGGATAGACGACCATTGTCGGTGATGGATCCTGCTGAATGACATATCCGAGCATATTCTGCATCGCTTCAGTTCCTCCGATCTGAGTCGGTTTGCAGAATATGATTTCTTCCGTGTCATAGTTATTGAATTCGTCCATGACCTCTTTTAAGTATGGAGTTTTGTCATTTCTCCACGGTCCTGGCATTGCCGATGTTTTAGAATCCAGCATTCTATATTTTTCGGCCCATTCTGAAACTGTCAGATTCTCCGGAGGCTGCAGATATCTTAGAACTTCTTTCTGATATTCAGTTATTTTATATTTTCT